GAAGACTGAAAAGACGCGGGATTAAATGAAGCTCGCTGTTTTCTTAGGGGTAATGCTGTTATTGACAATTTCTGCTTTTGTGGGTTATCGCATGATTGTGGTAGCCGAGATAGAAAAATTGGAATTAGCGTTGCAAATAGCACTCAACAATCAACAGGTGCTTGAGAATACAATAAAACAACAGAATGACCAGATTGTGCAAGCGTTGGAAAGCGCCAAGAAAACCCAGCAACAAATACAGAGCCTAAACACACGCTACACTGAGTCACAGGCACAGGTAACGAACTTGAGAAACAAGTTTGCCAAGCATAATTTAGAAGGAATGGCATTGGCAAAACCTGCATTATTGGAAGGCAAGATCAATAAAGCATCTGCCAGAGTATTGGAAAATTTAAACGTGATAACAAATCCAGACCAATTTAATGAAGAACTTACTGATACTGATACTGCTACTGTCAATTAATGGTTGCACCTCTTTTTCTCTTTTTGGAGAAAGGAAGGCAAAAGCGATGGTTCCAGAAACAAAACCTATAGAAGTAATAACTGTTGCCAGAACTGCGCCAATTTACCACCCACCATTGCCAGAGCCGATTGAATCTTCGGGAATAGAATGGCGGATACTTTCCCCTGATATAATGCAACAATATCTTGAGAGCTTGGAAGCAGGAGAAGAACCAAGGATCGCGTACTATGGACTAACCTCCCAAGGATATGAGAATTTAAGCATGACTATGGGTGAAGTTACCCGATATTTGGAGCAAATTTTACACATTGTCGGTTATTATAGGGAAATGGATGAAGAAGAAGAGGATACTAAATAAATGCCATTAGCAAAATACATTCTCAGACCAGGGATTAATCGAGAAGGAACCGATTATAGCAATGAAGGCGGCTGGTTTGATGCAAATCTAGTTAGATTCAGAAAAGGCTTGCCTGAAAAAATAGGCGGATGGGAAAAAATTAGCACAAATACCTATCTTGGCACAGGCAGAGCTCTTCATGCTTGGGTTGACTTGGAAGCCTCAAAATATCTGGGAGTGGGAACAACCTATAAATATTACATTATGTTTGGTAATGCATTTAATGATGTAACACCAATTCGAGTCACCACATCTGCGGGAGATGTTACGTTTTCCGCAACCAATGGAGATGCAACTCTTACAGTTGCTGACACTGCACATGGTGCAGTTAAAAATGATTTTGTTACTTTCAGTGGAGTAGATAGTGATGGGTTAGGTTCAGGAGGCAATATTACTGAAGCTGTTTTAGAACAAGAATACCAGATTGCAACCATTGTTAATGCCAATAGCTATACAGTTGAAGCTAAAGATACAGATGGCGATACAGTTACTGCAAATAGTAGTGATAGTGGCAATGGTGGTTCCAGTGTAGTCGGAGCATACCAGATTAATGTAGGCTTAGATGTTTATGTTTCATCATCTGGATGGGGAGCCAGCCCATGGAGTGATGGAACTTGGGGCTCTACAAGCTCAATAGCAGAAACTAACCAGCTAAGAATTTGGACACATGATAATTTTGGAGAAGACTTGGTTATTAACCCAAGAGCTGGCGGAATTTATTATTGGGATAAAACCAATGGTGTGACAACAAGGGCTGTAGCTTTTTCGAGCTTAACAGGCGCAAATTTAACCCCAACAAAATCATTTCAGATTTTAGTAAGTGATATTGATCGTCATATTATTTGTTTGGGAGCCGATCCATTAAATTCAGGAGGAACTGCCAGAACAGGAAGTGTAGATCCGATGTTTGTTTGTTGGTGTGACCAAGAAAATGCTGCGGAATGGGAGCCAAAAACAAACAATACAGCAGGCTCTTTAAGGCTTTCAGCAGGATCTTTGATTATTGGTGGCATTAGGGCTCGACAAGAAACATTGATTTGGACAGATACATCTCTTTATTCGATGACTTTTGTTGGATCCCCTTATGTATTCAGCATCAATTTAATCAACGAAGGCATTGGTCTTATAGGACCAAAAGCAGCAATAAACGCTCCAAGTGGTGTTTTCTGGATGGATTTGAAAGGATTTTATTTTTACAATGGATCCATTTCCCCGCTTGCATCTTTAGTGCATGATTATGTGTTCAGTGACTTAAATATTTCCCAAGCCTACAAAGTATTCGGATTCCTGAACAAGGCTTTTGATGAAGTTGGCTGGTTTTATCCATCAAGTAGCTCAACTGAAATAGATCGATACGTTGTATATAATTATGTTGAACAAACTTGGGCAATTGGACAATTGGTGAGACATGCATGGCTTGATGAAGGCATAGAGGATTTTCCCAGAGCTACTGGCACAGACACCAGCAACTATATCTATAAACATGAAACTGGCAACGATGCTGACGGATCACCAATGGATGATGTATATATCGAATCCAGCACCATGGATATAGGGGAAGGAGATTATTTCAGCTTTATCAGGCGAATTATTCCAGACATTAGGTTTACAGGATCAAACTCAGGCGCGGTTATGAACATTGTTTTAAAGAAAAAAGACTGGAATGCGGAAAGTTTGACCACTTCTTCAACCACATCAGTGACATCTTCGACCAATAAAATAAATACCAGGGCGAGAGGAAGGCAAATGGTTATAAGGTTTGAATCGGATGATGATAATACAGCAGGTTTGCGTGAAGGCTTGGGATTTCGTGTGGGAGCTACAAGGATGGAAATCAGACCTGATGGCAAAAGATAATGGCAAAATTGCTGGAAACGAGGTTGCCGACAGCAGTTGATGAAGTTGATCCACAGACTTTTAACAGGATGGGACGCATTTTAGAGCTTAATTTAGGCACTTTTGACCCCACTTCCACTCCACAATACACAGATACAGAGCAAAATCAGAACCAATTTAACGCTGGAGATGTTGTCTGGAACACAAGCTCTGGCAGTTTGGAGCTCTATGATGGCAACAAATGGCATGAAATATATGCGCCATCCCGCAACGGAGTGGGCGCAACTGGCTCTATTGGAACAGTAACAATAGCAACGAATGGAGCAACAGCGATAGAGATTTAAGACAATTTTATGATAATATCTATAATAAGATGGCAGAGACAACACTAACCCTTCCAAGTTCGTTGGACAGTGGAATCATGGGGTCAATCCCCATTGATTCTGGTTCTGGCATCTTAAACCTGCCAGAAGCAACCGATAAATTGGCTAAAATGGGCAGAAAAGGCGACGTTTACATTGCCCATCTGTCAGAAGGTGAAACTATTGTTCCCTTGGGAGTGTTTGACAAAAACCCAGAAGCCAAGGAATTATTGTTTAAATCCATAAGGGAGCTTGGTTTCGAGCCAGAACAATTTATTGTTGGCAACGAGCTCAACTCCATCAATCCCGAAACTGGCTTGCCTGAATTTGGCATTGGCAGTTTTATTAAGCGTCTGGTTAAAAAAGTAGCACCAATTGTAGGCACAGTTGTTGGTTATATGTATGGTGGTCCTACAGGAGCAACTATTGGTAGAACTCTCGGTGGTAAAGTTAAAGGAGAATCTTGGGGAGATGCTTTGCGAAGAGGCATTACCACAGGTGGCATGATTTATGGCTCAAATGCTGTTTTTGGGACAAACCCAATTCAGTGGGGAGCAGATAAATGGGCTGGATCCACATTGCCTGGGTCTCAATGGGCTTCTTCAACTTTAGCAAACACAGCAGCCAGACAAGGAATGTTTGGCTTGGGTCTGCCAGCAGCACAAACATTGCCAGGCGCAGGTGGCGCACCACAGGTTGCCCCGAAAGAAGGACTAGGCATGGGTGGCGGCTATTCACAGGGCGTAGCAGACGCTTTGGGCACAGGAACACAAGTAGCTGGAGCAGGAGCAGAAACGCCATGGTGGAAAAGCCTGTTTATGGAAGAAGGGAAGTTTTCACCAAGCAGAACTCTTGGAACTGTAGGTATTGGCGGAGCTCTTTTGGGCGGTATGGCTCAAGAAGAAGACACAGGACAAGGAGAAATGGAGCCTACAAAATACCAAAACTACTTAGAAGCTGTTGCTAACGCGGAATCTAGAGGCTTGCAATATGGAGACTTGGGCTATCCGACACCAGAACAGTTTGGCGTTTACAAGCCACCAGCACATGAGCT